GGCAGCCTTCTCAGCGGCAGCCTTCTCAGCGGCAGCCTTCTCAGCGGCAGCCTTCTCAGCGGCAGCCTTCTCAGCGGCAGCCTTCTCAGCGGCAGCCTTAGTAGCAGCAGCGTTCATAGCAGGAATACGACGGTTTCCGCGTCCTGACATTAAAAAATTTACCATTATGTATGAAGTATACATAATGGATAGAAATTTCTAAATATAGATAAACTTTTTGTAAATAGTATACATGCAAATTTTACTTGTTATTGGTTCCAGTATCTAATGTACCAATGGCACAAATAAACGGGTCATTTAATTCAAATCGAATGCCAACTATTTTCGTGGTAATCGTCTGATTTTCTTCAATGGACCCAAATTGTTTGTTTGTGAAATGATGGTCTCTTGCGATGAATACAGTAACCGGCATGTTTCCTTCATTATCAATCACCTCAGCATGTATTCCAGCCTTAGTAAGTGTTTTCACCTTACAATCCAATATCATATCTTCCACTGGATGGCACGCCATACATTCAAATACGGTTTGAAATTCAATTCGTTCATTATTGACAACACCAGCAGAGTATGTATTTATCCTTACTGAATTTGGTTTGATATAACCGTCTTGGGTGCATTTTCCTTCAATACTATGTGATATACTTCGTTCTAAATTTTGTTTTATGTTTTGACCGACCTGGTCGATTGTTAGAAACACCTTTTTAGTAAGCATTTCCTGAGAATACACTCCTTGCGTTTTTTGCTGTTTATCCATAGTTACTAATATAAGAATATATTATCTTTTATGTAGTTTTGGTTCAATATAGGAATTTCAATTTTTCATATATTGAAGTAAGTGATTATGTACGAGATTTTCCAATGAATGTGTCAATGCCTTTGTTGCGTAGGACTGTATCAAAAAACCAGCGTTTTCCGTTAAATTGTTCTTCATCTAGTTTCCTGAAAATAAGTTCAAAAATAACACATGTGCCTTGTTTTTTAATATTGTCGTATTTAAGCTCTAATGAAATGGGTAAATCATTAATTTTCTTGATGACGTCGTTTTTACCAGCGGTATTACAGTTAAATCCGCTAATATTCCGTTGTTTGTCTGTAACAGTGCGTGTTTTGAAAATGATATTTTTTTTAGTGTCTTTGTCAATGAATCCGAAAATTTGCGAATTTACATTGGAAGTAGTAACCATGAATTCTTTCAATGCATGTTTATAATTAACAAGGTCGTCGGGTTCAACTCTATTCCATATAGGCATACGTTCAGTATTTAAAGTATATATTTGAAAGGGTTGTTTATTGTTAAGAGTATCAATCAAGACAATCGTATTTTGATTCGAAATGTAGTTTTGATAATAAGCCTTCATAATTTGTTCGTCTTTAGTTAGAACGACATCTTCTTGGAATATGTAATTGACGATAGTAACTTTATCTTGTATTGGCAGTAAATCAAGGAAATGATGTATAACGTATTTTTCCAGTTGTTTCTGGCTGAATTTGTTCTCAATCATAAGTGAATATACTTTACTATAATGTTTATACCAATTATTATCTCCCGATTTGATAGTATTCGTCGTTTTGGTGATAATAATGTTTTCGGTAAGTGATTGCATAATCGTTTTGTAATCGGATAATGTAGGTTCTATATCGAGTTCTTGTTTTGGACTGCCCTGTTTAATAGGTAATTCTAACTCCAGTGATTTGGGTTTGAAAGCAACGGGGATGGACCTCTCAATTAACGAAATATAATCGTCGGTGATTTCCATGGGTTGAAAGATATAATATTGTCCTTTGTTAATTAGGTATCCATTTCTACCGTATTTGTCTACCATAATTTCATTTTTATTATTAACAAAACGAGTAAGTGCGAAATCAATGTGTTCTTTTGGATATTTTTTGATGATATTGATAGAGTTAATTAAATCACTTCGTTTGTAAAAGAACTGTTCTTTGAATAAACTTCGAAGTCTTTTTATGATAGCAGAGAACCCAATCCGCGTATACTCTTCACTATAGGTGTGGTTCGTGATGTCTTTGTTCTCAATATTGTTTGTAGGGTAGCATTGATAATCGCAATTATCCATATAATCACAAACCGCAGTAAATGGTTTATCACCAATCTCAAATGGTATTTTAGTAGTAGGATTGCTGGGTAGTTGAATCATAATATTTTGATTTTGAACCATTTGTGTTAGTTTATCGATGGTAAAATTCGTTTGTTCTATGTTTAATTGACAGTCCACGGATATCTCTTTCATAATACGCGAAACATTACCTATTAATTCTGCCTTTTTTTCGGCGAATCGATATACATATAGGTCCGCCGGCTCTTCTTGTTGTTCGGAGATAGGATTGGTAGCATGTAAATAAATTTCAACGTTACGTTCTTCAAACGGCAAATCACAATGACTTAGATTGCGCACTCCACGTCCGATAATTTGTTCTATACGGTTCATATTGTACCAAGGTTCCATGATATGTACTTGACGAATATTTTTGAAATCTAACCCTTCAGCTGCGGCTTTTGTAATAAGAATCACCTTTACATTTTCACCATTTTTATTGTCGGAATTAGTAATGTATTTAATATCACCCAGATTGTTCGGTGAGAATAGTTTATCCCCCGTAATCATCACATATTTTGCTTGTTTAAATGTGCCTTTTGATTGTGATTTCGGTTTCATGGATAAAGAATCAATCGGTTCGGTAGGAGGTTCTGAAAACAGGGGTTTTGTAGAAGCAGAACTTCCATATCTAGTAAACCCCAATTCTTCTAATGCGAGGGCTACTGGAACGACTCCGCCGTCTATATATTGAGAATACACGATAATAATACCTTTGGATTGAAGAATGGTGTTACAAATAGAAGATATTTTCCCACTGTAGGCAGGAATTACGGTAGGACTAAATATACGACCATAGTTCTCTATCGTTTCCGGTTTGTATTGAAAATTATAACGACTCTGTTCGGTGGTTTTATAGGTCATAATATTCATAAGACCATTTCTCCCAACAATTCGCTTCACGATGTCTTCTTGATTCATGGTAGAAGTTTCTCCATTGTTTATTTTATCAAGTTCTTTGTTAGGATATACAATATCTAAGGATTGTAAGGGTCTTTCTAAGTAGGTATATCCAAATGATTCCATGTTCTCAAATGTAGGTATTTGTTGTGGGGAATCGTTGTCATCTTGAGTCTTTACGGTAGTCATATTTCGAATATTATCAATAATGTAGTTATATCCTTTCAATTGATAATCGCCGATAGTATTCATATAGATAGGAATGTGTTTTAATGGTTCTTTGATTTCGCGGTTATTCATCTGTTTGGTTGGATAGTTTTCGATATCCAATGCCCGAGTGTTATCATAGGTTTCGGGATATACGCGATATGGAAATGAATAGGGATTCTCACCCCGAACGAAGGAAACGTATCCAGTTAGCTTACGCATAAGTAGTTCTTTGCCCCCTTCTATAGCATTGCCATTATTGTCTAGCGATGGTTCAACGAAATCACCATTTTTATCGAAAATATCTACTTCTGATATGGTGCTACGATTATCGTTTGCGTTCATCAAATTCGTAAGCCATATTATTTCCTTGTAGCTGTTATACATGGGGGTTGCGGACAGCAATAGAAGACGGAGATTATTCGCATATTTGCATATATTCAATAGCAATGATGATGTTTTCTTCTTATCTTTATTATCGTCTCCCTGACGAATGTTATGGACTTCATCAATAATTATAAGACGATTGTCAAAGTATTTTTGAATCCTTTTTAGTTTGTATTCCTTACGTTGTGCTGGTGTATAGTTGACATTATCAGGTGGGACGGTTTTATTTTGTATATAATGTGACAATTCAGTGTATCCCACAAAGGAATAATATTTTGTAATAAGGGAATTAACTAGCAATATTATTTTATCTTTAGATATACCCTTTAAATTCGTCGGATTGATTTCCTTTAACAATGAGTTTCCCACACACGTGTTTAGATTCCATTGTTCTCCGTCTAGTTTTAACTTCCTTTCATCAAACAGTTGGAGGCGAAAGTTGTTTTGAACGTTGGGAGATGCAACTATTAATATTTTTTGTTTAACACCCACCTGTTTCATAAAAAGTCGCATTTCTTCTGCAATACCTATCGCACTACAGGTTTTACCAGTCCCAAGACCATGATATAACAAAAGAGAGTTATATGGCGTTTGTAGTGAAAGGAAATTTTTGACGAACATTTGATGTGGAAGTAATTCAAAGTCGGATTTACATAAGAGTTCTGCTTGTTTTTTAATGTCTCTGATTTTGCCATCGAACCGAGTATCGTTAAACTCTTTACGTAATGCGATTTTGGTATTGAAATTTGGGTCATTTAAATGTGGATAGAGGAAATCGTAGGAGTTGTTGGTTTCGTTTTCATTGTATTCAAGTCTTTCTTTATTAGATAGGTATTGATTGTATTCTTTAGAATCAGTATCACTTGGCTCGGCACCAATTCTATTTTGTAGCATTTGTGTATCCTCATCTAAATCAATATCACTTATTTGTTTTGGTTCAACTTCCGGTTCAACTTCCGGTTCAACTTCCGGTTCAACTTCCGGTTCAACTTCCGGTTCAACTTCCGGTTCGACATCTGGTTCGACTTCCGGTTCGACATCTGGTTCGACTTCCGGTTCGACATCTGGTTCGACTTCCGGCTTTCTATTTTTGTTGGTTTCTAAGCATATAATCAACCGTATTAATTCGTCGGTCATTCGTGCTCCTAATATTTGGTTTTTATGAATTCCTCGCTCTTCTCCAATTAGGTCAGATACCTTATTTCTCAAATCTTTTGTGGATAAGTTACGTAGGGTTACTTGTTCGGTCAACTCTGTCATTCTCTGTATCTCTTGAGGTGTACTAGGTTCGTACATTTTAGAACAGTCACTATTAATATTCTTAATTACTGGATTATTTATAACACGTGGCAAACATTTATTTTGTTCCTTATTCCAACGTTCCCCCTTAGGACATTTTCTGCGAGTGATATTTTTAGGAGTAGACTTATTCTTTTCGGTGTTATTCATAAGTTGGTGAGACTTTATCTATATTAAAATATGTATAGATAAAAAGGTGTATATTTTAACAATAGCAAGTCATACTATACTTTGAAAGCATATTGTGTATTTTTGAAAGCATAGATTGTTTTTCTAAATTATATTTACGAATCGATGTCATGCAGTTTTCGTATGTTTTCCATTCCATTTTACTAACTTCAGAGACTTCATATTTATTCATGTTTGTAGCTTCTTTACAGTTCATATACGTAATGAAATATCTATGTTTGTAGGATTTGTAATTTGACCCTGTAAAAATCTCTTCAAATGGGAATACGTTATCGATTAGTTTGACATGTTTCTTGTTAATTCCAGTTTCTTCGTTAAATTCTCTTAAAGCACAATCTAAATCAGATTCTCCATAATTGCGTCTTCCCTTTGGAAATCCCCATTCAGGTTCATTCCATATAGTAGTATGATTGCTTTCTGTAATCATGTCACTTAAAGAAAAGCGTTTGTTTTTGTATTGAATGCCGGTTTTTAATTGAATAAACTTATTTCTGGACGCATTTTCTTCGTTTTTATACTGATTTATTATACTAACCGTACCCCATATATCATTCCATATTTGGTCGAACGTCCATGTATTTAGTTTGTTCTTTTCCTCAGTGGTCATTTGAGTAAGCATATTCATAATATAGTCCTTATTAGACAATGTATATTTCCCGCGCATAAAATCTATAAATCCTAGAGTATCTTTCCTGCGTATCATTAAATATTCTATTTTATTGTCTCGAACGCGGAATGTAACGCATCCTAAACTGGTTATTGGTAATTTGCATTGATTATAGTTATGTCCGTGTTTTCCACAATTATTACAATAGTTATCTGCCATATATCTATTGTTCTATGCAAAGTAATCTTTACACCCTTTTTACAAAATAGTTGTAGTTGTAAAAAAACGGTTACGTTTTCTTTTCGTGGTTTTTATTGGACCCCCTCATTTGAATGTATATATTATAAGTATGAAACGATATATCTTTTTAGGTCAAGCAACGACAAAACACGGCTGGTTTTTACATCGTGTAGTGCTATGAGCGCATTCTTTCTTCGGTTCCAGTTCGCGGCTTTCTTGCGAAGAGTGCCCTCATTGTCTCCTTTGTATGACTTAGCCTCCCAGAACATCTCATACATAATGGAGACCTTGGAAACGTCCCATTTACTAAGGTCTCCATTGAATGACGAAGCATGACAGAACATATTATTCATATATTTGACGTTGGAAACGTCCCATTTACTAAGGTCTCCATTGAATGCCTCAGCTTCCCAGAACATACTATGCATATCGGTCACCTTGGAAACGTCCCAGTTACTGATGTCTCCATTGAATGACTCAGCACCCAAGAACATATTACTCATATTGGTCACCTTGGAAACGTCCCAGTTACTGATGTCTCCATTGAATGAATTAGCATTCCAGAACATATATACCATATTGGTCACATTGGAAACGTCCCAGTTACTAAGGTCTCCATTGAATGAATTAGCTTTAGAGAACATATTATTCATATATTTGACGTTGGAAACGTCCCATTTACTAAGGTCTCCATTGAATGACTTAGCATTCCAGAACATACTTGCCATATTGGTCACGTTGGAAACGTCCCAGTTACTAAGGTCTCCATTGAATGACGAAGCATTCCGGAACATACTTGCCATATTGGTCACGTTGGAAACGTCCCAGTTACTAAGGTCTCCATTGAATGCCTCAGCTTCCCAGAACATACTTGCCATATTGGTCACGTTGGAAACGTCCCAGTTACTAAGGTCTCCATTGAATGAGTAAGCATACCTGAACATATAACTCATATTGGTCACCTTGGAAACGTCCCAGTTACTAATATCTCCATTGAATGACGAATCACACAAGCACATATAACTCATATTGGTCACCTTGGAAACGTCCCAATTACTAATATCTCCATACTTTTCCTTTGCTTCCATTGGAGACCTACACCATTCCTTAACCGCCTCCTGAATATTCTCCTGGGTAATAGCAATCATTGTGTTCTCCTAACGATTTTCTTTGTTTGATACAATAAAGTATTCAGTGGATTCGTCATTCAATTTTGTAGAAAACCACATACGTGGTAGTTGTAAAAAATAAATATTACTAACGTGTATACAAAATGATATTTCATCCGGAAGTATGGGGACCTCATTATTGGTTTTTTTTACATACAGTAGCGGAGTCTTATCCCAAAACCCCAAATGATGTAACCAAGAAGAAGTATTATGATTTTATTCAGAATGTGCCACTATTTATACCTATTGAGGAAATGGGAAACAAGTTTAGTGAAATGTTGGATAGGTATCCAGTATCTCCGTATTTAGACAATCGCGACTCGTTTGTGAGATGGGTCCATTTTATCCACAACAAATTCAATGTATTATTAGGAAAAGAGGAAATATCATTACCACGGGCTCTTGAAAAATATCGTAATGAGTATTTACCAAAACCAGTGTATATAAGCAGTAAATTAAATTTGAATAAACATTATATCCATTTAGCACTAATATTGATATGTGTATTTTTGATTTATGTATACTATGAATAACCGATTGAAAATGTGTATAGATAATATAAGAATAGAAATGAGATTTGAGTTAGTAATATTATTAGTAGCCGGGTTTTGCATGGCAAACATTTACACAGATGGTAAGTATATGACTTTATTATTATCATGGAAAAAATATTATCAGATGGCAGGAATCGCTTTCGGTGCGTTGATGTTTTATATTTTAATAAAGAAAAATCCATTACGTGCGCGCGAGATAGTATCTACATCTGGGGATTATATTAAATATTTACCCATTGATAAGAATGCGTCGAACATAATTTCCCCCATACTGGATTTCACTTCAAAACAGGGGTTTGTTTCGGGAAATGATAATCACCCAATCATGCCTTTATCGAATCCATCCCAAATATCGGAAGATAGAATCATGAACTCGGGTAAAAAATCAACAAAGCGTTCTGTTAGTGAAACGAAAAAGAAGTTCGTAGCATCACGACAAAACTGGAAATGTGGCGATTGTCAAAACCAATTAACCGCTTGGTTTGAAGTAGATCATGTGGTAAGATTAGAATATGGCGGAAGTAATCATGTAGATAATTTAGTTGCTTTATGTCGTGAATGTCACGGAAAAAAGACAACCATGGAGAACTTGTAATAGGAATCCCAACAATATTTATTATATGTATATTGTATAATAAATATGGACTTATTGAATGGACCCAACATAATGCCAATCTTGAAATACATACTTACTTTTGGATTTCTGATTTATTTTGTAATAACATTAATGAAATCTTCCGAAGACCCTTTGTCATTAACGACCGGATACAATAATTATTTATTTCCATTAGTAGTAGGTTTGATATTTTTAATTCCTACTGTGTTTTTAGGAAAAGAATCATTAAATAATAGCTATTATATTGGTGTGATTATAGGAACTATTGTATCCTTGTTCGGAACAGTATTTTATTTTTATTCAAATATTAATGATTCATCTTTCTCGGTTGCGAATTATATCATATCCGGTATACTGTCATTTGGTATCTTAATTGGATTAGCAATCGTATTTTATTTTTATAGTAATTACTTAAAAACACAAGAAGGATGGGGTGGTTTTTTCGTTCATCTATTTTTTTACGTTCCATGCCTTATTTTGGATTTATATAATTACATACGTAAAGAGCTTGAACTAACGACAAATGTGGTATATTATTTGTTTATAACTGAAATCGTTTTGATATTTCTTTATAATTACATTCCCACAATTATATCAAAAATTAGTGTAAAACAAGGAACTCCTTTATTAGAAGGTTCAGCGTTTCTGGATATAGAAAAACCACTCATTTCAAGTTATGATTTAAAATTAACCGCAGAAAAAGACGATGTAAACTCACCAGTGGTATATCGCAAAAATTATAGTTTATCAATGTGGATAATGATAAACGCCCATTCTGAAAATAAATTTTCTTATGCGAATGAAACCCCTATATTTAATTATGGTAATGGAGTACCTAAGATAACCTACGTAAAAAAGGAACCTCATAATGTCAAAGAAACATTAAAGGTATATTTTACAAACGCCCAAAATAGCGACGAACAAAGTTACATAATTGAAGTAGATACTCAAAAATGGAATCAGTTTATATTCAATTATACTGCGAATTCTGTTGACTTATTTTTAAATGGTTCATTAGAAAAAACATTTAGGTTTGAACATGACAATCCACCCGTATATACTGCGAATGATATGGTAGTAATTGGTGCGAATGATGGTATAGATGGGGCTATTAGCAATGTACGATATTATGTAGGCAATTTAACACGTTCACAAGTAGCAAATTCATATAATTTATTAATGAAAAAAAACCCACCTATAAATAATTTATAAATGTAAAGTATATAATGGATACAATTACCATAATTTTGATAGTAGCTATTTTAGTATTGTTATATGTGTTATATGCTTATTATACCGATAGTTCTTCTGAGTTAATACCAACCGCTAGTTTATTAACACCAGTACCGCCTATTTCTACTATAAGTGGACCAAAAAATACACGTTACGCACATTCAGTATGGATATATGTAAATACGTGGGATAATAACACAAACAAAGTCATTTTTTCTCGTGCCGATAACTTTAAATTATATTTAGATAAAAATTCCCCTGTGTTAAAGTTGGATGTTACTATGAATAATCACACTACTGCCACACCAAGTATGGAAACAATGATTATCACTAACAATTTCCCACTTCAGAAATGGGTAAATATTACAATTAGCATGGATAATCAATTCACCGATGCTTATATTGACGGTAAATTAGTTCGTTCTCAACGTTTTTTTAAGAAAACTGCCAATAACAGTAGTGCTATTCCAAGTGTACCCCCTGGTAAAGAAATTCCTATATATTTAGGCAATCAAGATGGCAAATTTGACGCGTACGCAACTCGGTTTAGAAGATGGACGACCCCAATCGATCCAGAAACCGCATGGGATGTGTACATGAAAGGTAACGGTTCAAGTAAAATGGCATCGGCATTGAATGATATAGGTATAGATTTATCTATTTTACAGAACAACGAAGAAATTAAAAAGTTCTCATTGATGTAAACAAAATGTTTTATATATCTATTATATAATATATAAACTGCGATGAATTATCAACAAAACACAAATCCAAATACGAGTCCATTAAATACATTTAATCAAAGTATTCAAAGTGGAATTCAGGCTGTAGGTGAAGGATACGACCAAGCTAAGGGAAATTTAACAAGTAAGTTCGATGAATTTTCAACAGAAGCTGCTGTAGGAGTTGGTGCTACTACCGGTTTCTTATATTCAAATACTATTATCGCAAAATTCGCATTCATCATTTTAGTATTGATCGTATTTTTATTTTTAATGAATTTTGGTATAAGTATGATAAGCTATTTTACACGACCAAGCGAATCTCCTTATATAATTAATGGTATGATTGATGGTACCAATGATATGATAGTGCCTCAAGACCCCAAGAACACTGAAAGTAAGCCGATATATAAATCAAATAACGAATCAGAAGGATTAGAGTTTACTTGGTCTTCTTGGATATATATTGATGATTTAAATAAGAATGACAATAAATATCAACACATATTCAGTAAGGGTGATGGTGTATTTGACCCTATTACAAATATTGCGAGTGTAAATAATGGTCCTGGTATGTATGTTTCCCCAATGACAAATAAACTGCATATTATTATGGATTCCGTAAAAGCACCTAATAGTACTACTGGAAATCCTAATATTATTAACATAGATAATGTGCCATTAAAAAAATGGGTTCATGTTGCTATCCGTGCGATGAATACAAAAGTAGATGTATATGTGAATGGAATCATTGCGAGTCGTCTTGAAATGCTTGATACTCCAAAACAAAATTACGGTGATATTTATATAGCACAGAATGGTGGGTTCATGGGAAAGTTATCATCATTAAGATATTATAACCGCGCATTGAATATTTTTGAAATTAATAATATCGTATCAAGTGGTCCAAATTTATCAGTGGTAAATGATATGGGAGCACAGAAGGGATTTAAATATTTATCTAATTATTGGTATTCATCCAAATATTAGGATTTGCAACTAACAATCTCATAGTATAGTATAAGTGATAATATACTATACTATGGCAACAACAAACGACGCTTTATGTAGTACTATTCAACAACGAAAACAACAATTTTTATTTGCGGTCCCTCCCCCAAGAAGGACCATTTTAGGTGAAGATAATAATCCGTATTTGAGCGGACAACATACATCATTTGATTTAAATATGAGAAGAAAAGCAGAAATATTGAAGTATGCTGGCAACAAACAATCTACAAAACAAGGCAAATTCACAAAAAAGGAATTATATAAAAATGCGATGATGGGTTCTACCCGTGCGAGTAGTCGTATATTGGATTGTCCTGACGCAGGTATAACATATACGCGTAGTAGTGCGGCGGGTGTTCCTGGACCATCAATTAATTTATATCTTGATAAAGACGTTCCATTATATAATTATGAAACTGGTACAGAACCTAATGGTATATCACAAACAGAAATAATAGATAAATGGTTGTTTACTACACCACTTGATAATACATATTTTAACGATGATAATGAGAGTCAAGTAACAACGTTAAATATAACCGACAAAATTGACTTGCCTGTGTATACTTATCGGATGAGTATTCCAATAGGGTTTAATATAACAGGTAAGAAGCTACTTGACGGAGATATATCCTATAATAATCTAATTATAACATTAGATGAAGTAACCCCGTTTGATTTTGTAGTAAAATACAATAATGAATACGTACAAAATGTCAATAGTATTATTGATTATATATATGATAGCAATATTAATTCAATGACTTTTGATATTTCTAATAATGTAAATGATTTCAATGCTACCTTATATGCTGGTGTATTAGATATAACCAATATCAATTTATTCACCGAACCTGGATATACATATGATTTTAATATAACACCAAAGTTAAAAATTGTTATTGGAAATGATGATATAACCAGTAATTTTAACATACAGTATGATATCAGTTATGGTATACTCATGAATATATCTGAAACCAATACAAGTGACGCCTCTGGATGTACGATAACAACTGAACCCAGTACACAAACATATGTTCCATTTACATTATTGGATATGTAAATACGATTCTAATGTCTAAACCAAATTTTCGTTAGACATTAGATAAATTACCAAGTGCTACGGTCCGGGTTACTCTTGATACTTTTTAATGGATGTGGTTGAGCTCTTTGTTTTGGTTGCATATTAGGTGTTAATGTGGGGTTCAAGCACATTTTGGCATTAGGAAATACTTGTCCTGACATACATTTTGAAGCATCATTTATTTCAACACACCCGCGTTTTCCATTATGTTCGCCAACTAAACACCAGCTTGATTTTACGGATGCTTTATTCATCTGAATTGGACTTTCTGCTTTATCAGATTCAGGTTCTGCTATAACCATGTCAAGGTCTTTTTTTGTTTTCCGATTTACAGCTCCCTTACTTGCGTCTTTTAGTAGATTTCCTACAGATTGAACGGTGCCTTCGGCAATATCAACACCTGCGCGAGCAACATCAGATGTAACATCAGCAGTTGTATTTATTAAAGTACCAGCGGTATATCCAAAAATAGCTAATATTTGGTAGATAAGGGGTTTGAATATGTTAATGACTACTTGAACTGTATTACCTACTATTATAAATAGGTTTATCCCTAAAAGAGATAATATTAATAAGATAGCTAAAATAAATATCATGTAATTTTTACTATTACCTTCAGAAGCAATAAATTTAGTAGAACCAGATAGTGAATCCATTTTTATAATATAATATACAAAAATATTTTATTTAGTATGTTCGTTTGCTTTCTTCTTATATAATGTGTTTTTAATGTAAATGGGAATATTTAATATGCTTGAAACGTTTTTCTTTGTGAGTTTGGCTATAACCTTTGTGTTAATATTGTATTTAGTATATCACTTCAGACAAAAATTTACTGCTTTAGAAACCAAATGTGATACTATGTTTGAAATTATCAATAATATAGTGACCGAAATGAACAACCGTAATACTTTAGTACAACATGGTGGTGTTCCAGAAAATATAATATACACTCCAGCACTACAAGAACCGGTACAACAATATTACGAAGCGTCTGAGTTACCAAAATTATTAGTATCTGAAAGCGAAGATGAAAGTGACGATGAAAGTGACGATGAAAGTGATGATGAAAGTGATGATGAAAGTGACGATGAAAGTGACGATGAAAGTGATGATGATGTTATTTTACCTGAAGAATTCAATGATACTCAACCAGTAAAGGTAATAAACGTTGGTATAGGAGAGATTGACGAAAATATTAATCCTGAAGAAGAACTAAGTGTAGCAACTGACGAACATGATCCAGATATTCACAACGGATTAGACCCGAATACTACAAATAATTTGATTGTAGATAAGTTAGACGAAACTTTAGAGAACAAAGACGAAAACCAAGATGTGCCTATGGATGTTTATAAGAAAATGAATTTAACCGCATTAAAGGCAGTAGTAACTGAAAAGGGTTATACACATGATGCTGCTAAAATGAAGAAAAATGAGTTGTTAAAACTACTTGAAACATCAGCATATATGTAATAATAAATTGTATTATAATTTCTAACTGTTTAGTATATTATAATGTTTTCACGTTCAACAAGTATGTACCAAAGCGTAGATTGTGCATATCCTATTATTAAAGAAACTGTACCCGAATCATCAAGAGGGTACCATACCAATAATAAATATCCTGAATTCCCTCCCTTAATGAGTGATGGACGTTCAGTTACTGCTACATGGCAACCAGAGTCATCTATAAATGCTGATTTAGTAGAAAATTCCGGTATTAAATCAAACTGGGAATATCGCAAGTATTTAACCGAGAATGCAAAAAAAATTATGGAGTACAATTTCCGCGAATCATCCAATGATACTGGATATTACAAACGTCCTATTGATATTCCAAGCATTCAAACAAACGAAGTTAAGGGATTCCATAACCAACCCTACATGTACTCATCTGGAACAGACAAGACAAAACCATTTGGATATGCTTCCAGTGATTTGAAAGAGTTATATCTAACAAGAGAACAGTTAGCAGCCAGAAAGATGTCTCCTGCTGTAGTTCAACCAAAAATGTAATCAACATAAGTATTCAATGCCATAAATAATATAAATCTCAAGATGTATATTATTGTAATATAACTATGAAATTAATCAGTTTTGACGTAGGAATAAAGAACATGGCGTATTGTATTTTAGAACACACTGGAAATGAAGTATTGATAGACAAATGGGGTGTTTTGAATTTTACAGATAATGATAATATTACATATATATGTGACTGCAAGAACAAACCAAAAAGTAAAAAGGCGCCTCCTACAGATTGTAGCAAAAAGGCAAAATATCATAAAGATAATAAATATTATTGTGAAAAACACGCAAAAGAATGTTCTCAATATATGATTCCAACAAAGGAAATGAAAACACCTTTCTTAAAAAAATTAAAATTAAATGACCTTATTCAACAAGGACACCAAAATTTGATTTTTATAAATATAGAGAACCTTGACAAATTTAAAAAGGCTGAAATATTGGATATAGTTATGGAATATTATAAAAAGAATTGTTTTGAACCGATTATAAATAAGAAGGTGAAAACTGCTTCAGAAACTGACTTAATTAGCATTGGTAAACGAATGAAAGACCAATTAAATGAACTTTCAGATATTGAAAATATACAATATGCGGTCATTGAAAACCAAATATCTCCGATAGCAACCAGAATGAAGACCGTCCAAGGAATGTTAGCCCAATATTTTATAATGTTGAATGACGAAATGGATATAGAA